CATATTATGGCGCACTTGGTTTTTGGGTCTTCTGGCATGGTGGCTCAGCTACCGAACGTGGCGATTGCGCTTCAGAAGCACGTGATGCAGCACGTAAAGATTGCTGCTCAGGAACGCGCGGCGCAGCAGGTGGCTCAAATGCAGCAGATGCCTCCTGAGCAAATGGAGCTTCAGGTTGCGCAGATGGAAGCGCAATTTATGGCCGAGGGTATGCAGCAGGTTAAGCAGCTTTCCGCGCAAATCTCTGGGGAAGGCCAGCAAGGGCCTGATCCGCTGGTGCAGCTCAAGCAGCAGGAGCTTCAATTGGATGCACAGGCTCAGCAATCGGATGCCGAGCTTGATCGTGCTAAGCTGGAGCTTGATGCTCAAAATCAGCAGATGCGGGCTCAGCAGTTCCAAGAGCGCTTGGCGGCTCAGGAGCGGCAAACCCAGGCACGGATTCAGTCTGCGATGGACAGGGAAATCCTCAAATTGCAGAACCGACAGTGAGGGTATTGATATGGCGAAGGTAAAGATTGTCATCAACACGCCGGGGCCCGCGGCCAAGGCTGTAGAGTTTGCAGACATCAAAGGTCAAGGTCGCATTCCTTACGGCAAGACTGCTGATGCGCCTATGGCGGGTGATACGATCAAAACTGCTACGGCTCGCGGCATGGGTGCTGCGAAGCGTGGTGGGAAATACATCACTTACTAACATGCCGCTTAAAAAGGGCAGCTCTGACAAGACGGTCAGTGCAAACATAAGCAAGCTTGTGGGGGAGGGGTATCCTCAGAAGCAAGCCGTGGCTATTGCATTGGACACGGCTGGTCGGTCCAAGCCTCAGCGGAAAGCCAAGGGCGGTGCGGTAAGAAAGCCAAAGGGTCGGGTGGTGAAAGGTTTTAGCCCGATTGCTCGTCCTCAGCGGTTTAAGGGAGTTTTCTGATGGGTGGCTTCAACGTCAATTTGCCCGGTTTTCAGTTCAACATGACACGTGAGCAAATTGATGCTGCCCGGGCTGCTCAGGGTTTGCCGCCAGTGCCTGCGCCACCCGACGTTCTACTACCGCCAGTGCCTGCGCCACCTGACGTTCCAGTGCCGCTGCCCCCTGTGGCTTCTCCAGCGAGTGACCCCACAATTATTCAGAGCCCGGTACAGGCCTTTGCGGGTAGCCCTGAGCCGATGGATGAGCGCTCAAGCATTGGCGAGGGGGTGGGTGCTTTCCTGTTAAACGAGCGCTTTGGTCAGAACATTCCGGTTGAACCGCGCGTTCCTGTACCGGCACCGGCACCGGCACCGGCCCCGGCTCCTGCTTTCGCCGCCCCAGTTGTGGATCAAGGTATCGGCGCGCTTACTGCTGATGACTTTGCTGCTTCAGGAATCCCTGGATTGGAGGGCTTTGATCCGGCCAATCCTTTGAACCCCGTAAAAGCTTCTGGAGCGCCCCCTGCGGATGACAGCTATACCCCGCCAGACGTAGCCGGCCCGGCCTTTGTTGGGACGCCGCCCATTGGTTATCAGGGCGGTGGTGGAGAGTACGATCCCCGAGACGGGTTCACAGAAGAGGATCGTTTAGCAGAGGAAGCTTTTTATTCGCAGCAGCGACCCGCGCCGCAAGAAAGGGCGGAGCCTGTTGCTCCCGCCCCTGAGCCGATAGAAGCCCCGCCCGAAGATTATACGGAAATCCCGGTTGTCGATGACACAGAGGACACAGAGTCTGCCCCTGCCCCTGAGCAGGCAACTCAGCCCGAGATACTGCCGTATCAGCCGGTTCCGTCAGCAGTCTCGGATGATCAGCCCGTAATACTGCCGTATCAGCCAGTTCAATCATCAGTCCCAGACGATCAGCCCGTAATACTGTCGTATCAGCCGGCGTCGCCTGTCTCGACCATTCAACCAGTGTCGATGCGTTTCGGGGGAGTGCCGGGCGGTATGCAGCCAACCTACACTCCAGCAAGCCAGCAAATGGTTGACCAAATCTTATTGGAAGAACAAGCCGCAAACCCCTTTATGAACCCGTACTTACGAAGTGGTCCCTTCGCCGGGGGTTGATTTATTCCTATAAAAATCAATAGCTAAGGGTTGCTTAGGGGCAAAATTGTTCTGATATAGTCGCCTCCTCAATGGGTTTGTGAAGGGGGGCGGCATGTGGTTGATCCAGTCTCCGCGTTGGCGGCTGCCTCTGCGGCCTTCCAAGCGATCAAAAAAGGTTTCGAGGTAGGAAGAGACCTTGAATCCATGTCCATGGACATTGGTCGTTGGATGGGCGCCGTTCAAGACCTGAACGATGCCGAAAAGAAAGCAAAAAACCCCCCTTTATTCCGCGCCATCGTAAACAAGACCTCTGTCGAGCAAGAGGCCATGCAGGCTTTTGCGGCCAAAGCCAAAGCCAAGCAGATGGAAGATCAGCTTCGTGAGTACGTCAAATGGACTCATGGAGGTAATGCTTGGAATGAAATCTTGGCAATGCGCGCCAAGATACGTCAGGAGCGAGCAGCCGAAATAAAAGCCCAGGCAGCCCGGCGCGCTAAATTCAAAGAGCGTTGCGTTGCTGTAATTGCGATTTTGTTCACCTTTGCGGTAGGCTCTGCCTTTATATGGGTAAGTATTAAATTTCTCTTAGCTGCCAAGGGCATAAAATGAGCTTTGACGCGATTAAAAATGTTATCGGCGCGGTGGCGCCTACGCTTGGGACTGCCCTCGGTGGCCCTCTTGGTGGTGCAGCGGCATCAGCCATTGCAAGCGTCCTTGGTTGTGAAGCAGATGAGCGCAGCTTACAGAAAGCGTTAGCTCAGGCTACACCCCAGCAATTAACGGAAATTAAAAAGGCAGAGCTTGATTTTGAAGCTCGGATGAAAGAGTTGGATGTAGACATCTACGCGCTTCAAACGGCCGACACCGCTGACGCTCGTAAGCACTTCGCGAAAGACTGGACAGCACGTTTTCTGGCAGTGTCTCTTTGCCTCCTGTTTGCCGGCTACATTCTATTGGTCACGATTCTTCCCCATGATCGTAATACGGATGCAATCATTAACCTCATCCTGGGCAGCATCACGGGGTCATTCAGCACAGTGATCGCATTCTACTTCGGATCAAGCCAGAGGCAGGACTGATATGAAGGATAGGATGAAGACCAGCAATGAAGGGATTGAGCTTATCAAGCACTTTGAAGGCTGCCGTCTTGAAGCGTATCTATGCCCTGCTAGCGTATGGACTATTGGTTACGGCCACACTTGTGATGTTGGAGATACTGACGTAATCGACCAAGAAGCAGCCGAAGCCTTTTTGATTGAAGACCTTGAAGAATTTGAAGGCTATGTCAATGACATGGTTAAAGTGCCGATAAACCAAGCTCAGTTTGATGCTTTGGTAGCTTGGGTATTTAACCTGGGCCCTGGTAATTTCAAAGAGTCTACCCTTCTGAACCGTATCAACTATGGCCCCATATCAGATGTCCCCTTCCAGATTCAGCGCTGGAACAAGGCCGGGGGCCAAGTCTTAGAAGGCCTTGTAAAGCGCCGTGCAGCGGAGGCTGCTCTGTGGGAAGGGAAAGATTGGCGAGAAGTTGTTTGATCTGAGAATAATCATAGCCCGTCCCATATAATCCATGTTAGTCTGCGCTTACTTTCTTACGTTGCATGGTGGAGTATGGACGAAATTTATTTCGCTGAAGCGGTGTTTAGAATCATCCGCGAGCGGCGCCAAGCAGTAACCGATCTTTTGATCTACAAGCACGTGAAAGACATGGAAGACTACCGCGAGTTGACCGGCAATCTGGATGCCCTCAACTACGTGGAACAGGAACTCAAGAGCCTGCTAGAAAAACAGGAGCACAGCGATGACTGAACCAGCGGCTGCCGTCGAGGCGGCGGAAGAAGTGGCGAGCCTGGAAGAGGCTTATGTTGAGCCGGAAAAGCGGGTTTTGAACCCCGAAGCTATTGGAAAATCCCTCCTAGATCGTATGCCCAGCCCAACGGGTTGGCGAATCTTGATCCTCCCCTACCAAGGCAAAGGCAAGACCGAAAGCGGTCTTTACCTACCTGACGATGTGGTGGAAAAAAACAAGGTATCCACGCAAGTCGGCTATGTGCTCAAGGTCGGCCCCTTGGCTTACAAGGATTCAGAGAAGTTTCCCTCTGGGCCCTGGTGCCAGGAGAAAGACTGGGTGATGTTTGCCCGGTACGCCGGTAGCCGCTTTGCCATTGACGGGGGTGAGGTTCGCATCTTGAACGATGACGAAATACTTGCCCGGATCATGGACCCTGAAGACGTTCTGCATTACTAGGAGGCGATATGTCTGAAGTAGACAATCAAGTAGACCTTGATTTTGGGGATGCTCAAGAGACGGAAGTCGATATTTCGGAGCAAGATCAGAGCCCCAGTCAGGAAGCTGCTCCCGCGGAACCTGTGTCGGTTGAGACCGATCAGGAAGACAATTTTTCAAAAGCTGAGACGGCGACGCAAAAGCGGATAAATAATCTTAC